GGCGGATTAAACGCAAAAGGGGTTGCTTCATATAGAAGAGAAAACCCAGGATCTAAATTACAAACGGCGGTTACTAAAAAACCATCGGAATTAAAACCTGGTAGTAAAGATGCAATGAGACGTAAATCTTTTTGTGCTAGAATGTCTGGTATGCCAGGCCCATTGAAAAAACCAAACGGAGAACCAACAAGAAAGAAACTTGCATTAGACAAGTGGAACTGTTAATATATAAATAGACATGGCAATAATATATAGTTACCCAACCGCAACTCCAGAAGCTGCAGACTTATTAGTTGGTACAGAAATAACAGGAACAGGTGAAGATGTGCCTAGAACAAGAACATTTACGATTAGTTCTATAGCTTCATTTGTAACAAATAATAATACTGTTACAAATACAACCTCAGTAGCGTTATCTTTGGCTACATTGAATTCAACTTATCCATCAGCAACCATTGGATTTAAAGTGCAATGTGCGAACGCTGCTGTACTAAAAATATATGAAAAAACTTCAACGGCGTGGATTTCATATACGATTGCTAACGTTGTATAAAATAAATAAGTAGTATGGCTATAATATATTCATATCCATTAAACGACGATATAAAGCCGTTAGATGAGTTAGTTGGAACAACAGAGAAGAATATTAATGGTCAATTAAAAACTGTTACCAGGAATTTTCTATTAGCAGATCTGGCAGAATTTTTTATAGTTGATGGAGGATTGCAGAAAACAATTATTTTAACTACTATAGGAAATAGCGGAGTTGCCACATTAGACCAGGTAACTGGAATACTAAATATCCCAGAATACGCAGGATTACAAAATCTGCAACAAGTTACTGATTTAGGTAACGTTACAAGTAATTCAATGCGCGTTGAATCGGCTAATAGTTATAGCCAAATTAATGCTTCAAACATAGGAACTGAAAGCACTACATTGAGCACCTATGCTTATTTAAGAAATAATGGCTCTATAAGCATTAGGGGCGGGGCAGTGGAATCTAATATAAAAAATACAGGCGTAACAAATTCAGGAGTAATACTTGAATTTCCAAATAAAACATCAGGGAGCTATACGATAGCCACAACAGATGATGTACCTACAACGCCAGGACTTCAACAAGTAACAGACGAAGGATCAACCACGACTAATTCTATAACGGCTGAGTCATTTATAAAGAATGGGGGAGACGGAACAAACTTACTACTAGACGACGGAGCTACAATACCTTTGGCAGATGTTGGTAACCAAAATCTAGAGTCAGTTCTTGACAATGGGAACACAGCTGGCATCGGAATATCATTATATCTTGAAACAGCTGACACTGGGTTATCATCAACATCATTAGATGGTATAGGAATTGCTGGTAGTTCTGACACAAGTATAGGGATTCAGGCGTCTAGTAATAATAAAGCCTTGGAGGTATTATTAAATGACAATACAGTTACTGGAGTTGATATTTCATCAACTACTGGAGCTACTGGAACTCCCTTAAAGGTTACAAAGAATAGCGTTACAAAATTATCTATAAACCAGGAAGGTGAATTAACAGCAGATAAATTAATTAAGGATGGTGGAACACTTAGCGAATTTTTAATGGCTGATGGCTCCGTTACTATAGGTAATGGAGGTGTATACAGTTATGAAATTCACGTTAGCCAAGTTGACGGTAACGATACAACGGGTACAGGGGCCGTACTTAACCCAGTTGCTAGTATAACTAAGGCATTAACCTTAATCACTGGGCAACGTAGAACAATAATTATACATCCAGGTAACTATACCGAAAGTCCATCAATAACAGCTCAGTTCACCGTATTAACCACCTACCAGGCAACTGGAGGAAACACATTAATTACTGGAACAGTAAGCACAAGTACAGGATGTTCTGTATCTGGGTTAAAGATGACAAACCTAACTATTAATGCACCAACAGGTACAGGAAATGTAAATATCCTTAACTGTGACATTGCTGGAACGTTGACAAGAACTAATACAGGTACTTACACACTTATACGTTTCTGTGATATTGGTGTTACAAATATTAATAGTACTTCAGGAACAGTGGCTATCTTTGGTGGTAATCCAAGTTTTATTACAGTTAATAATGCTGGGGCATCAGTACTTGTAAAAAATGCAGTTTGTATTTCCCCTGTGGTGTTAGTTGGTAATACAACTTTTGCAGATTGTATATTAATTTCTACAGGACCCACAACAAATGCACTTACTTCATCGGCTGGGACTTTTATTACTTTAGCAAATAGTCAGTGTGTAATACCAACATTTCAAAATGTTTCTAGAGTCTCTTTAAGTGGATTCTATTCAATACTTAACTGTGTTTATGATAAACCAAACTCAACATTAGTTGCAACATCAGGAACTGGTGGTACTACTAACTCTATTGGTTATTCTCAGTATATAAATGCCGATAAGTTTATAAAGCAAGGGGGTACAGGTACAAATGTATTATTAGATAATGGTAATACTATAGCGGTATCTACAATAGACGGTACTGTTACAAGCGTTGGAGTGTCTATGCCTTCTGCATTTACAGTTACAAACAGCCCAGTAGAAACAAGCGGAACCATTGCAGTCACTGGAGCTGGACTGGCATCACAGTACATAAGAGGTGACGGACAGTTGGCATCATTCCCAGATATAGCAGGTGGTGGTGGTGGACAGGTCTACTACTGTAATGGGGGAACATCACAGGGGACTATAGGTGGCAGCGCCTTCTATCAGATATCAACTGGAGCAATTCTATCTGCAGGTGTTGATTTCACATCAGGAACAGCTAACAACGTAGCGTTTGCAAACTTTATAACAGATATAGGAAAGCCTACACAGGAGGTAGTGCCTGCAGGTGTTTGGATATTTCAGTGCTACCTATCAGCATCTTCTACTAATAATTTAGAGGTTTACGCAACTGTTGAGGTTTATAATGGATCTACATTTAATGTGTTAGCCACATCTTTGGTTGAGGTACTGACTAGAGGAACAAGTATTGATCTGTACACTTTCACATGTGCTGTTCCAGAGTTTGACCCACTTATACCAGCTGACAGGATAGCTATCAGGTTTTACCCATCTAACTTAAGTGGAGGAAAGACTATTACATTACACACACAGGACTCTCACCTGAGCTCTATACAGACAACATTTACAACGGGACTTGCATCGTTAAACGGACTCACATCTGCATCACAACTATTTGCAACAGGTACATCAGGAAATGACTTTAATGTTAATTCAACATCTGCTACACACACCTTTAATATTCCAGATGCATCATCTGCATCGGGTAGAAGGGGTTTGTTAATAGCAAACGACTGGACAACATTTAACAGTAAGGAGCCTGCAATAACTATAGGAACTACAGCTCAATACTGGAGAGGTGATAAGTCATTTCAGACATTGAATACGTTAGCAGTACCTGAACTTACTAATCTTTACTATACAGATTCAAGATCAAGACTAGCACTATCTTCTAGCGCAACAGGTCTAACATACACTAACACAACAGGAGTATTTAGTCTTACATCAGGATACTCAATACCCACAAATACATCTCAGACAAGCTGGGATACGGCCTACACAAGTAGGATAGCTACATTCTCAGTTACTGGGAATAGTGGTGCTGCTACATTTAGTGGTAACACACTTAACATACCAACATATACAATAGCTGGTCTTGGTGGCGCTGGACTAGCATCTGCAAATGATTTTACAAATTTGAATACATTTACTAATATTCAAGATGACGATGCTGTAGTAACCATAAGTAATTCATTGTCAGGTGGAGGACTATCTATATCTGCTGGCACTGGAACATCTGCCTATATAGCTTATGGAATAGAGGGAACATCTATAGGTATAAAATTATATGGAGACTCTACTCAAAGCGGAGTTCCATTAGTTATTTACGATGGAAGCGGATTAAAGGCTCAAATTAGTAGCTCTGGAGTTATTTTAGGTTCTCAATTAATAGTCTCTGGTGGTCTTACAACTGGATTTCTTAAGGCAAATGGTGATATAGATTCTAATACATATTCACCTTCGCCTACAACTATAACATCATTAACTACAAACCTTATAAGTGGTAGTACACATACTCATGCAATAACACCATCACTTGGGCTTATAGGTAACGGATCAGCACAGTATCAAGTGTTAGTTACTGGAGCAACTCCATTTACACCTACATGGACATCATCTACTAATCTATATGGAGCTAGTGGATTAAACTCGTTAGCATACGCATCCACATCATTTGTAAAGATGACTGGAACTAACACATTCACATTAGATACTAATTCTTATGCTACTGGATCTGGAACGGCCTCTGGAACTAATACTGGTGATGAGACTGCTGCTAGAATAGGCACTTTAATAAATGGATCTGTAACTGCGGTTCCTAATGACGCAGACTATGTAGCTACATCTGATACGTCTTTACTTAAAAAGATAACGTGGACAAGTATAAAGGCATTCTTAAAGACATACTTTGATGCCTTGTATTCTGATAGAGTTTATAACATTACTATATCAAGCACTAGCAATATAGATACTAATTCAACTGGAAGTTATAATTCAGTGTCTGGTTATGGACAGAATGGAAGAAATGTTATGATACAGAATTCAACGACATCTATTAATATTACATGCCTAAGTTCATCCACAACAGATTTTATTGCAACATATACTAAGCTAAGTTTATTTGGAGTAAACATAACATTTGTAGCTGGAACAACCCCATCTGCGGTTACGCTTGTAACTGTTGCTGGGGCAAACCAAATTACAGGTAATCCTGGTAGTACAGCATTACTTACAAGGACTGGAAACACGTATTATTTACTAATAAATAATATATAGTATGAATCCAGCGGTAAACTTTTTAGCCAGCGCAAAGGTTAGTAAGACATATATACCTACTCCAGTTCAGATAGGTGAGCAGATATGGGACCAGAAGAATCTTGATACTGCATTCTATAGCGATGGAACTCCAATACCTAATGTTACTTCAGGATGGAACAGTTTAACTACAGGAGCTTGGAGATACTATGGAGACAGTGCTGCCAACGGGGCTATATATGGTAGGCTGTATAATCACTATGCTGTAATTGGAACTAGTAGTAGTGGAACTAAGTCTTTAGCCCCTGCTGGGTGGAAGGTAGCAGAAACATCTGACTGGGCTACACTTATAAGTTACTCACAGACAACCCCAACTGTAATGTTAACTGGTGTAAATAAGTTAAGGGAGACTGGTACTGCATACTGGTTATCAGGAAATACTGGAACTAACACTAGTTTATTTTCAGCTCGTGGAGGTGGTATTGTAAATAATACCCCAGAATCTGTGCAACTTCTTACTTATGGATACTGGAGGACTCAAGATTCTAATGATATTAAAAGAATAGCGTATAATAGTAATAACATTTCAGCTCCAGTTTCTTTTAGTTTAACATTAGGTTGCTCTGTTAGGCTTATTAAAATTCAAACCCCAGTTACAGGGCTTACGACTAATACTGTAAGTGGGCAAACGCTTACTTCAATAACTACTGGCGGAACGTTTAATCTATCTACATTCCCATATTCAAGTATTACGGATAAGGGTATTGTGTATGGAACAAGTCCTAACCCAACATATACAAGTAATAATATAATCCCAGCTAGTGATCCAACTGTAATATCTAACTTTAGTATAACTATTTCATCGCTTCCTTCTAATACTGGATATTTTATTAGAAGCTATGTTGTCAGTGGAGGAGTTAGGTACTACGGAACAGAGGTATCAGGATCAACTGGAACTGGAACTATGACTTTAAGTACTACAGATGTATATGCGATAGAGTATACAACTGCAATATCTGGAGGAGATATAACTAATGATGGAGGATCAGCAGTAATTGCAAGGGGCGTGTGTTGGAGTAGTTCAACTTCATCTCCAACGATAGCAAATTCTAAAACTACTAATGGAACAGGTACTGGGTCATTTACTAGTAGCATGACTGGACTTACACAGAATACGCACTATTATGTTAGGGCATATGCTACAAATTCTATTACAACAAGTTATGGCGCAGTAAAACAGTTTGATACAATTGACGCAACTATAACACTAACAACTACATCTGTAGGATCTAACTTTACCTTTACAACTGCTATAAGTGGTGGTACTATTACGGATGTACCTGATACTGAAGTAACACAGAAGGGTATATGTTGGAGTACGTCTAGCAATCCAACAACTAGCAATTCTAAGACAACAGAAGGAGCTTCATATATATTAAACGAACCATTTAGTAGTACAGCAACAGGAATGTATCCTGGAACTCCATACTTTATAAGATCATACGCTACTAACGCGTATACTACATCTTATGGAGATGAAGCAACTGTTACTACAGCAACACCAAATATAAGTATTACAACAGATACAATATCAAACTTAAATGCAATAAGCGTTTCGTGTGGAGCTACAGCGATATCAAATCCTGATGTATATACAATATCACAGGTTGGTTTTTGTTGGGGATTAACTTCAGATGTGACAAAAGGAGCAAGTAACTTCGTGTCAAATGGAGCTTTAGTTACTGCGCCATTCACTTTAAATACTGGAAACGTTTTAGCTCCACAGACAGGATACTTTATTAGGGCATACGCAATTATTAATTCACTTTCTAATTATATAGTGTACGGAAGTTCTACACCATTATTTACAACATTATCAGCTACTCCAACAGTTACAACTAACGCAGTCACAGCTTTTAACGCTCAAAGCATAACAGCTGGAGGTAGTGTTACTCTAACTAATGGCATACCAGTATTAGATAAAGGTCTGTGTTGGGATTTATATCCTAATGTTCCAGTAAAAGTAGCGGGTAAATTTGTAAGCGCAGGGGCTGGAGAAGGAACGTTTTCAGGCGCATTAATAACTGGATTAACGTTTGGACAACATTATAATATACTAGCTTACTCAACTAATGGTTATGGAGCAGGATTATATTATGCAAGTAATACAATTGATCAAACAACATATACACCAAATATAGTAATAGAAACGGTTACAGATACAAATCCTTTCCCTTTAAGTATGACATGTGGAGGTAATGGCATAGTAGATGATGCTGCATATCCAATAACAGAAAAAGGATACTGCTACAGTTCTTCTGTAAATCCTCCAACGATAGCAAATACTAAAGTATTAGCGTCTCCTCAAACTGGAACAGTTTCATTTACAGCAAATACTGGAAACATGCTTACACCTAATGTTAGTTATTACGTTAGAGCCTACGCATTAAACTCTACAACTGGATTCGTAGATTATGGTTCTACAGTAACAGTTTTAACACCTAATGATAATGCAACTGCGACGATACCAGTTATTAATAATGTTACACAATACACAGCTGATGTAGCCTATAGTATTGGGGCTGGAACATATTACACAACTGGAACTAGAGGTATTTGTTATACTATAGCCCCTATTGTTCCAACAATTGCAAATGGGACTGTAGTTTCAGTTTCATCTCCTCCTGGAGCATTAGCAGGGTCTTTTACAATTACATTAGACCCTTTAGTTCCGTTCACACAGTATAACTTTAAATCATTTATAACAAATTCCGCTGGAACTGTTTATTCACAAATGTCAACTGCAACAACATTATTTGCACCTGTAATTAAGAACGCATACTCACTAAGAAAAGTGGTGCCAGGATATACAGGAAGTGCTATAAGATGTAGAAATGCAGCAGGGTCTTTAGCAAATATACCTTTTAATGCAGATGGTAGTTTAAATACAGTTGCTTTACTTGCACATACTGGAGTGTCTGCTTCAAGTCAAGGCACTGTTGAAACTTGGTACGACCAGAGTGGAACTAATAACATGACTATAGCTGTTGTTTTTAGACCGTGTTATATTGTATTAAATGGAGTTTTACAGATCAAAAACAATAAACCAGCTATTTTTTGGAATGCTGCAACAATTGCATATTTTAGAACATTAACAACTGGGTCGTGGCAGGTAAACAACTTGTCTATATTTATGGTGTCGTCTACTACTAGCACAGCAGAGGCGCAGTATGGATTACAACTTGGTAATATGATTTTTCCAAGACCAAATACAACGACCGACTTTATAAAGTACTCTGCGTCTAATATAGCAATAACATTAGGAACTAGTTCAACAGCTATTAAATTAGATAGTACTCTAACAACTTCAACTAATATTTCAGCTTGGAGAAATAACGGTAGTGTTGTAACTTTTACAGGAACAGATACTACTACTGCAACTGTTCTTTACTTTGGAGCAAATCTTGGAACTGGAAATAATAAATTTAGTGGAACAATACAAGAGCTTATAATATATGCTGGTAATGTAGATGGGGATTTAAATACTTTTACAACTAGAAATACAATATCAAGTGAAATAATGGGTTACTACAACATAACGTAAAACAAAATAAGATGATAACAATTAACACAAAGAAAGAGATTGAGATTAGGAATGCTACCTACGAGGTAATAGATAGCAAGGTGGTAACACTGTCAGTGCAAAACATAACACAGGACAGGAACGGAGTGGCTGCCAATGGGTTCTACTACTACACCACAGATGATGGTAACATAGTAAAGCTAAAGGATAATAGAACGTATATGTCATGGGAAGAGATTGAGGAGGTCGAGTTTAATAACCTAAAACCTATGACAGATGTGAACTACAAGGAGGCTAACTATGAGAGGTTAAAGGAGTTTGTTATATTAAAAATAACAGAGGAGTCTGGCAAGAACTTTGGTATATTAATGGAGGATTGGAATCTAGATGCGTAATTTAGATTATTTATTAAATAAAATAATATCTCGCAAGTTATTGGTATTTGTAATAGCTTGCGTGGGATTGTTTGGCGGGAGTTTAACCTCTTCAGATTGGGTTATTATCGCAACTGCGTATATTAGCGTACAAGGCGTAATGGATATATTAAAAAAATAAATATATATTATGAAATTAGATACCAACGGTTATTTACTTATAACAAAATTTGAAGGATTTTCCGCTGTACCGTATCTGTGTTCAGCTGGCGTGTCCACGATTGGGTATGGTTCAACATTCTATACCGATGGGGTTAAAGTTACAATGAAAGACTCCAAAATATCCGAGACCCAGGCATTGGTAATGTTTAAAATAATTGCAGATGAGTTTGCGACAAAGGTATTAAAACTATTAAAGCAGGACGTAAACCAAAACCAATTTAATTCTTTAGTATCTTTTGCATATAATTGTGGCGTAACTAATTTTGCAAAAAGCACATTGCTTAAAAAAGTAAATATTAATGCAGATGATCCTGCAATACGCTATGAGTTTTTAAAATGGAATAAAGCAAAAGGAAAAATAATAGTAGGTTTAACAAGAAGAAGAAATGAAGAAGCTCGTATTTATTTTAGTTAGTATTTTATTAGTATCGTGCGCTTCTAGAAAAGTGCAGGTTAATAATACAGAAACAAAAACAGATAGCATAGTTGAACGTAAAGATACTGTGGTTATAAAAACAATCGATAGTATATTTATTAAAAAAGACGTATCTATTGACGAAATAATAATAACTCCGCTGGATACATGCAGATCATTTATGGTAGATGGCAAACTCTATAAAAACGCTATTATAACAATAAAAAAAGTTAAAGACAATAGTTTATACTCTAAAAAGAAAACAATGACTTTAAACGCGTCTAAAACACAAAAGAACCATACTACCAAAGCATCTGTTATAAAGACAAAACAAATAGATAAAAAAAGTAATTTAGCTTTGTATCTTGTTGTTTATATTTTATTTGCTATAGTGTTATTTGTAGTATATAGATACTTAAGTAAAATTAGTATATTAAGGTTGTTCGGTTAAAAAATAAATTTTGTGCGTAATAATAGCAATATAATCAAATTAAATTAAATCAAATAAATATGTCAGACGCAATTGTTAAGAACCTTAGTTTTGGCGATGATGCCAAGAATAAGGTTTTTGAAGGTATTACAAAATTAACTAGAGCTGTTAGTTCTACATTAGGGGCTAGTGGTAAATGTGTAATGTTAGAAGATGGAGGAGGTAATCCTGTTATTACTAAGGACGGTGTTACTGTAGCAGATAGTGTTATACTATTAGACCCTATTGAAAACATGGGAGCAAGGCTTTTAAAAGAAGCAGCTAGGAAAACAGTTAAAGAAGCCGGAGACGGAACTACAACCGCAACGGTATTAGCCCACTCTATTTTATCAGAAGCTTACCAAATTAAAGATACTATTAGTTCAAGAGAACTTAAAAGCGGTATTGAAACCACTGTTGAAAAAGTAATTGAGTATTTAGAATCAATCGCTGTGCCAGTCACAGGTACAATGATTGACCAGATTGCTACAATCTCAACAAACAATGATCCTATATTAGGTAAGATTATTGGGGATGCTTTTAGGGCGGTTAACGAAACGGGTATTGTTATGATGGAATCTTCATCACTTGCAGAGACTGAAATTGAAATATTAGATGGGGTTCAATACGACAAAGGATTAGTTAACTCTCATTTCATCACTAATCAAACAAAAAAGACTGCTGAACTAGATAATCCGCAAATATTGATTATCGAATCACCAGTTGAAAATATTAGACAAATACAATCAGTATTAGAATATATTATAAAAACTAATAAATCTTTATTAATTATCGCAGACGTAGAGCCGGCAGTTATATCGGCGCTAGCAATGAATAAAGTTAAAGGCAATATTAAGGTTAACGTTATCAATGCGCCTACTTATGGTATAAGTAAAAAAGATATGCTGTCAGATTTAGCTTTGCTAACAGGAGCAACTGTTATTAATGAAGACTTAGGTGACGATATGGATTTAATCCAGCCGGAATACTTAGGTTCATGTTTAAAAAGCATAACTAGTGACGGGGATACCATATTGCAAGTTGGCGAACCAAACAAAGATGTTACAACATTAATAAACGAAATAAAAGCGAAGTTATTAGATAACAATCCACCAGGAGAAGTTATTAGATTAGAAAGAAGACTAGCTAGGCTTTGCGCAAAAGTAGCAATTGTAAAGGTTGGTGCTAATTCAGATATTGAATTAAAAGAAAAAGCAGATAGAGTTGAGGACGCAATTTGTGCAACTAAAGCAGCAATTAAAGAAGGGATTATTCCTGGAGGAGGTATTGCGTTACTCGATGCTTCAGAAATTATTAGTTCAGAGTCAAAAGGAGAGACTGCTTTATTAAATGCAATTACCGCTCCGTTCTATACTATTTTAAGGAATGCTGGAATTGACACAATACCAAGTAACAGAAGAGTAGGTTTCGGATTAAATGTTATAACCAATAAAACGGTTAATATGATTGAAGCTGGAATTATTGATCCATTATTAGTTACTAAGTCAGCATTAAGAAATGCAGCATCAGTTGCTGTTACAATATTATCAACCGATTGTGTAATAAATAATTTGAGGATTAATGAAGGCAATAGGTAATAATATAATCATACTACCAAAAAAGGTAGTTACAGATAAAACAAAAGGGGGTCTTATTTTGATTGAAAAAGATAAAGAAGATATTCGATATAAAGAAGCGGTAGTTGTTTCAGTTAGTGAAGATATAAAAGCAGTTGTTGAAGGAGATGAAATATACTACGATAAACACGCTGGTCATGGAATAGAGTTTGAAGGCAATAAGTATACTATTATAAAGTTACAAGATATTGTTGTAGTATTATGAAACGGTTCGAGGCTAAGGATATAAAAGAACTTAACCTATTAAAGAATTATAGGATAATACGTAAATGGGCTTGCAGGACAAATGATCTAACAGATGCCGATTTGGAATTGCTAATATACTTTGATTGTATGGACTTCTTTACAAAGCAAGATTTTAAAATAGGTACATATTCATATAGTTGGGATAATAGACGATGGAACTCTTTATTAAAAGAAGGATGGATAGTCGTTTGGAGGCCTAGAAATCATACAACACAAAAATACCACATATATAAGGTTTCTTTCAAGTGCAAACAATTAATAAGTAGAATGTACCGTATAATGCTCGGTATCGAAGAAATACCTACTAGCACACAAAGAAATCCGATAATGAAAGGTAGAACGTATAGTGAAATAGTATTAAAAAAAGCAATAGAGAACGTTAATAATCCAAATACAATATGATAGATAATTATAACCCAAACCCAAATCAATTACAGTATAATGCAATGAACCCAAAAGCAATGAGCAATATGCAAACATTGCAAAACATTAATGGGGTTCCAATGGATGGTACTTTTAATAGAACCATTGGTGTTCCGCAGACACAGCCCGTAGCAACTCAATATATTCCACCTACAGCGCCAGATGCAAATCCAAAAAATGTACAAACACAAATTATGCCTGATAATAACTTACAAACTTATTAATTATGATTTTAAATATTAAAAAACACCCAATGGATTCTCATGACAAGCTTGCCTCTAATTCAGGGGTTGGAGCTAATGCTTTATGGAATGGCCCTTTTAATACTGATTCTTTGCCAAAAGGAAAAGGAAGCAGTTCTGGTATTAGTGGCATTATCTTGAACAACGACAAACCAATGGCCTGTGGTTGCGCAATTACTCAAAAAGCAAAAGGACGTTCAAATGGGGCATACTGATTTAAAAATATATTTAGTTAACGGAGCAACTATGGCAATAAGTATGACTGCTGTTGAACCTGCATTAAAAATAATATTATTGCTGGTTTCTATTGGTTATACTATCAATAGATGGGTTGGATTATATATAGATAAAAAAAACAATAACGAAAACAAAGATCAATTATTATGAAAAAAATGATCACAGGAAGCTATGCTTCTAAAGGGGCTATGGCTAAAACAGAAAAAGGTGAAGGCAAAAAAATGCAAATGAAAGAAAAAGTTGTTGCAAAAAAAGCAATGATTAAAAAGAAAAAATAATATATATTAAACAATTAAATTAAATCAAATGAGTACAGAAGTTAAAAAAATTACAGAGGAGCAATTAGAAAAAGTTGTAGCGGGGCAAAAAGATTTGCAATCATTGTTAACAAACATCGGCGTATTGGAATCTCAAAAGCATGGTTACTTGCATCAGTTAGCAGAATTAAATAAGTCTATTGAAGAATTTAAGTCGGAAATTGAAGCAGAATACGGAGCAATCAATATTAATCTACAAGATGGCTCTTATACTGAAATTGTAAAAGAAAGTGAGCCAAGTTTGAGTATTGTTAAAGATACTGAAGAATAAATAATGAGTTCTGTTATAAGAAAAATAAGTATAGGTTCAGATTATAAGAATGACGCAATGCACTATTCTGTAGGGCAAACTGTATATGGAGGACACGAAATTTCGCATATACTATTTAATGAATCTGAAAATTCTTATAATATTCATATAAAGAAAGGAGATGAGGTAATGGCATGGAAGAAGTTTAATTCTAATATGGCAATATCCGTTGAATATGATTTAGAATATTAATGAGGAGTGTATTTAACTTTATAGTTAAGCCATTAGGCGAAAGATATGAAAATAGCATTACGGTAGATAATAAAGAATTATTACTAAATACGAAAATAGAAAGTTTTAAATCTGTTAATAATGTAGCGGTTGTAATTTCAACTCCTTTAGCATTCAAAACAGAAATTAAAGAAGGAGATTTAGTAGTAATTCACCATAATGTGTTTAGGAGGTTTTACAACATGAAAGGCAAGAGCAAGAATAGCTCATCATATTTTAGAGATGATCAATACTTTTGCAATGTAGATCAAATTTACTTATACAAAAATGATAAGAAGTGGATTGCATTTAATGACAGATGTTTTGTAAAACCAATAAAGAATAATGATAATTTTAAGCTAGATAAAGAAAGAGAACTTATTGGTATATTAAAATACGGAAATGATTCCTTAAACAAGCTTAAAATCAATCCTGGAGATCTAGTAGGCTATACCCCTAATGGTGAGTATGAGTTTATTGTAGAAGGCCAGCGATTATATTGTATGAAATCTAATGATATTGTAATTAAATATGGATACAAAGGAGACGAAGTTGAATATAATCCAAGCTGGGCACAAAGCGGTATTGGAGCTAATTAAAGTTGCAGAAGAAGCTATATTAAATAATGGAGATGATGATTTATCAGCAGACAAATTAAAAAATGCAGCAGCAACAAAAAAATTAGCAATATTCGATGCATTTGAAATACTTGCCAGAATAGAAGACGAAACTAAAATGATTGAAGACGCTTCTAAAGAAACCGTAGCAAAACCATTTAAAGGATTTGCGGAAGGGAGATCCAAATAATGTATGAACAAACTTTATACAAAGTATTAACAGATTATATAAAACCTGCGGTTATTAAAAAAAACAATAGGTTTAATAAATGGAAATACGGATACGACAAAGACTATGACGTAGTTGTTATTAGTAAAACTGGTAAGATTGGAGAAATATATGAAATACAAAATCTTAGGATTGCATTACCATTAGCGGGAGACGTACACAACCGATCTGAATCAAAAGATGAACAGTATTGGGAACAAGTTCCATATCCAAAAGAATTAGATAAAATTAAAAATGTTACCGATTGGAATAAGCATCCTGATAGTTTTAAAGAATATTGGTATGATTATATAGATCAAGAATTTAAAAGAAGAGACGAAGGCTTTACTTATTATAGTAATGGTAAACCTACATATATAACAGGTACACATTATATGTATCTGCAATGGAGTAAGATAGACGTTGGAGCAGCAGATTTTAGAGAATCAAATAGATTATTTTTTATATTTTGGGAAGCTTGCAAAGCAGATCCAAGATGTTACGGAATGTGTTATTTAAAAAATAGACGTTCTGGATTTTCGTTTATGTCTTCTGCAGAACTTGTTAATCAAGCAACAATATCTAGCGACTCACGATTTGGTATATTATCTAAGTCTGGCGCCGATGCTAAAAAGATGTTTACAGACAAGGTGGTGCCTATATCGGTTAATTATCCATTCTTTTTCAAACCTATCCAAGATGGTATGGATAGACCTAAAACAGAATTAGCATACAGAATACCCGCATCTAAACTTACAAGAAGGAAATTAGATTCTAATGATAAATTAGAAGACCTTGAAGGATTAGATACAACAATTGACTGGAAGAATACTGGTGACAATAGTTATGATGGTG